ATGGAAGAAACAGAAAAAGAAAAGTTATTTGAATCAGAATATGAAACGTTACTTAAAAAGTACAATGTTTCTCTTGTTATAGAAAATAGCATCCTTGAAGAAGGTTTATTTTCTGAACCACATTTCAAAGAGTCTGGTAAATATTGCAATATTAATTTCGTGCCAGATTATAAAGAAGAGGATCTAGGTCGTTGTGTAATGGTGGGATGACCGCTAAAATTTGCTTGACTCATGCTTTTCGCGCAGCTAAAGTTGGCGAAAAACATGAGTTAATAACGCACATCGTTTAGCAAGTTTTACGACAAAATATCAGGTTGAAATAGTTATTAGGTTTTACCATAATGAATTTAGTATTTGTGTACAACATTTGCTCGTCTCATCAAAATAATTCAATAACTCTTTTCTCAAATTATCTTTGCTTTCATTATTCTCTTTTGAATAACCAAAATAACTTTGTTGATTACCCCATATTAAATTACTTAATCCATAGAGTTTGTTTAAATCATCAAGAACTCCTTTTTGTGAAATTCTTGATTTTACAATCATTTCTCTTATTGTTTTACTTTGCATTAAATACCTATTATGAATATCCAACTCAGTTGTTCCATTTCTCTCCATTATGTAATTCATTGTCAGTGAATTGTCTGCATTAATTTCTATTACTTTTTCAATAATGAATTCTTTTGCTTTAAAATCACGCTCTTCAATTTTATCATTTTCTTTTTCTTTAATTTCAGCTAGAAATTTTCCTTCTTTGAATTTCAATCTATTGCTTGCAGATTTGTAATTAATCAACGCAACTACAGAACTACCAACAATAAAACTAATAACCGAATTTACTAATTGCAGTATATCCATTTTTTCTCCTATCGTACAAATTATACAAAAAGTTTTGTCAGAATTGAAACATTCGTAAGATGGCTATGAAATTTTAAGAAGATCAAGTTTATCAATTTCCATTTCTCCTGAAGATGGAATATATTGGGCTTGATAAAAATCAAACTTCTTTCTATTATTTTGTTTACATTTTTCCTCAATAATTTTCATGATTCTTATCTTATTTTCTGTTGTTGTTTTATATCCAAAAATAATTCCTTCAAGATCATTAAAATGATATTTCAATTTTCTATCGTTTATAGCCGAATGGCTGTCCATAAAATCTTCTAATATTAGGCGATATTCATTTTCTTTCTTCCAATCTGGCAGTTTTATTGTCAAACATTTTTCATATTTCTTCCAATAATTTGCCCGCCATTTTTCTATTGACTTTGCAGTTTTTAAATGATTAGAAAAGAAACTCGTTTCTCCATTTTCATTCATATACCAATATTTATATAAAATATCCATTGGCATACGACCTAATGAACGAAAAAAATCAATCGTTGGAAAGTTTTTTGAATATTTTACTTTTTTAAATTCAAAATTAGCATTTCCTATAATTGATCCACTGTTACTCTGTCCCATCTTTGTTGTAAGTGATAGAAAGTGTTTATTATTTCGTTCTTCCGTCTTAAATATTAAACAAACTCCCCTATGATTATCGCCATAATATCCCCAAAGTGATGAATTATCACAAGAAGACATAAAGCAAGAAATATATGCATGGGGATATGCTAATTCATCAATTTTATCTACAAAACTATCTGGAAATTCGTATAAAAGAAAAGATTTTATCTTTCCTCTTTTTTCTGTATAAATATTATAGCTTTGTATTAAGCTCAGTTGTGAATGAATACTAATTTCTACTTCATAAAGTTTATTTATAAACGAAGTATCTTTTTCTATTTCCAGACGATTCTTATCCCAAATATTAAACAAAGCATCAAATTTAAGATTTGCAAGTAAGGTTTCTCCGGAAAAATTTGAAAACCCATTTTTCTTGTATTCGTTTAAAATACACATCAATGCAATTAAATGAATACCTTTTAGATGGCTTTTTAATTCTGATCTATATATTGGAGTCTTTCTGTTACTCAAAAAAGAAAGATACTTTGATATAGTTGAACTTGAAAAAAAAGACGTTGCTATGTTCGTAATCATATCTTTGTATTTTTGTGTGGGCAGTTTATCAAATGTCATATATATTTGGATATCATTTTCTGTAAAAATATAATCATCGTTTACAAGCTGTGATTGAGCAACAATGTTTTCTAAACACAATAAATAATGGTAAAAAAAATTCTTCCATACAATAATATCACCATTCCAGTGAAATTCTAAAAAACCTTCCATTGGATCATTAAGCTTTGATAAATCGGCAAAATATATTTCTTGATTTTCTAACTCCTTGTTCTTACCAAGTAAATTATCTATTGATCGCATTTTATACATAATTCTTTTTATGTCCTATTTTGAAGAGTTTTTACACTACATTTGTATACTGATTAAACAGGCAGAAACCTCCGGGCTGTAACCCGGAGACAGACGGCAGACACCGCCTACAGGATGTCCTGATTCCACCTGACCTTGCAAGGTACTAAGAGCATCGGCATCAATAGTCATAAGGTTTAGCCTGAAGGAGTATACAATATGAAAACACCAATTACTTATTATGGCGGTAAGCAGCAGCTTGCAAGTAAAATAATCAGTCTTATACCGGAACACGAAATATACTGTGAACCATTCGTAGGAGGCGGAGCTGTCTTCTTTCAGAAACAGCCGTCAAAATCAGAAATAATCAATGACGTTAACGGTGAACTTATTAATTTTTATGAGGTAATACAAAAAGACTTTTCACTTCTTGCACAGGAAGTTTCTATAAGTCTGCACAGCAGAGAACTCCACCGGCAGGCACGTGTAATAAATGAAAATCCCGAAATGTTTGACCGCATAAAACGGGCATGGGCTGTATGGGTAATTGCCAATTCTTCATTCGGTGCCGGATGGAAAGCAGGCTGGGGATATGATGCAGCCGGGACAACGACAAAAAAAATAAGTAACAAACGAACTGCATTTACAGAGGAACTTGCAATTCGTCTTCAGAATGTTCAGATTGAGTGTTATGATGCCTTGAAAATCATACGCAGTAGAGATACCCGAAATACTTTTTTTTATTGTGATCCTCCATACCCTGATACTGACCAGGGACATTATGATGGTTATTCTGCGGATGATTTTCGGCAACTTCTTGAAGTACTTGAAAATGTCGAAGGCAAATTTCTATTGAGTTCTTTCAGACATCCGGTACTAAAAGAATTCACTGTGAAAAATAGTTGGTATCAAATTGAACTGCATATGGCAAAACCGATGACGGCTCATTCCGGTGTTACAAAAGAAAAAATAGAAGTTCTCACGGCAAATTATTCGATAGAATTGAAATAGTAAATAATAATCTTATGGCAGCAGATGCGTTCTGCTGCTTTTTTGTTTTTAAAACTTTGCCCTGCGTTGAGGTTTGTTACTGTTTATCAATTACTCTATGACAAGATTGTCGGAATAGATAGAAATTTTCACGGGAGGAAAAATGTTAAAGGTAGAGGTCTGGCGTAACCGCAGAAGTTATGATTTTAAGGTTTGTCCGGAGAAGCCTGACAGTTTTGAAAATAACTGGAAGAACAACAGTGTTGACCTGCTGCAGCTTATAGATACAGATACCGGAAAAGCACTGTTCTCCTGCAGATGTCAGTCTGTCGCCAACTACTGCTTTGGGAAAGAACGTCCGGGAGACACGGTTTCTTATGGAGATACAATAGCTGAAGGTAAATTTACGCTCCGCTGTTTTGTTCCGCCCCGTGCATTCCACGGAGAGATACATGCAATCACCAGTACAACTGACAAAGACGGCCAGACTATTGACAGGAATGCAATGCAGATTTCTGCTGACGGATACCAGAATGGCCGCTGGCTCATACATGACCGCTACTCGCAAAAAGCCGGGCACGACACAAATTACGCATGGTCTGCGGGATGTATCATCCTGTCATCGGCTGATCTTGCATTGTTCAACGCCGCATTGCGGGATGGAGGAATTTCTTCCGGAGATGAACTGACAGGCGAAGTAGTTGAGGATTTTTACGGACAGGCTGCCTGAAAATAACCGGCGGATAACAGTTCTCCGGTCTATCGAAGTCTTAAATGGAGGTATCTTATGATACAGAATTTTATTTTTCCATCATTTGTAATCATATCGATAGTGATGGTTGTTGTCTTTTCTGAAAATGTCAAAAAGGCGGATAAGGAAAAACGTTTCAAACGGTTTTATGTCTGTCTGCCTTTTTCTTTTTCCCTGCTGTTTGCGGCGATGCTGCTGTTCGGAAAATGGTTTCCTGTGCAGCAGCTGCCGTTTTACTGGGCAGTCATTTTCGGCGTTTCAGTATTCGGGTATTCGGCCATATATAAAAACTTCAAGGCATGGCTCGAATCGAGAGGAAATGTACGGTCTTATCCTCCTGTCGTAGACACACCGGAGGCAAAAGATCTTCATACTGCTGTCGCAGAAGGTTCAACAGCGGCAGAACAGGCTGCCGGTATAAAGGCAGAAACAACTGCATCAGGGGACAGTGGAACTTCCGCTGCCAGCGCCGATGCTACAGCCCTTTAAAAAAATAGGCAGCTGCATAAAATCAGCTGCCGGCTGGATTGCCTGTGGTCTTATGGTTGTGGTGTTCTTCTGGCGCAGTTTTTCCAGTACTAAAAAGGTTTCAGAAGACAGTTCAAACGCTGGTAAAACGGCTGAAAAAAAAGCAAATGACGTAGCTGGGAGGGTAAAAAATGAAATTCAAAAAACTGACGCTGCTGCCCTTGCTGCTGATTCTCCCGATGCTGCGGCTCACCGCGCAGCAATCGCAGACGAACAGCAGCAGTTCAGAGAACGTGTTCGGAATCGATTTGAACAGAACGTACAGCGGAAATGAAGTTCTGAACCTGCTGACCATCATGGATGAAGAAGCGCAAACTTCTATAACCAAAGCATACAACGAAGGATATAAAGCGGGAGTGCTTGAATACAAACCGGAGACTATAAAACTGCAGAGCCTGAACGACTCCCTTAAAGCTGATGCGGAACAGATGCGCAAGCAGTATGCATATACAATTCCGCAGTGGCAGGTACCGTTATGGGCCGCAGGCGGACTGCTTTTTGGATATGGTCTGCGGTGTGTATCCGAACTTATTAAATAGGAGCAGAACTAATGGAAGGTGTCATCGCCGCAAACGATATGTATAAGCTTGTCAGTGCAATCGGAATTATTCCCTCTCTCGTCCTTGCAGCCGTTGTGGTTTTTTTTCTTTTCCGGGAACAGAAAAAAAATAATGAGACTATGCAGAAAGGAATGGCCGACTTGAAGGCTGCATCGGATAAAGCTGATGCGCAGCTGCTGGAGCAGATAACAAAGCTGAATGTAAAAATTGACTGCGTAAAGGATGAGTCGATTCAAAAAGAGCAATACTTTAACGACTGGGGTGGCTGGCGGACAGAGTTTAAGGACCTGCGCGATTTGTTAAATCAATGGATTTTGAAGGAGCAACAAAAAAATGGCAATTAAACTGAATATACTGCGTGGGACAATTATCCGACTACTCAAAGAAGTATATCCTGACGGGCTGAATGAGACTGAGGTTGTTGGAATTTACTACCAGTATTATAAACCGGATGATATAAGGGCGTCTCTGCAGTATCTGACAGACAAAGGATATTTAAGCCGACTTGAAAGCCCTCACCCATACAAGCCGCTTGAAAAAATCGTCGGATATAAACTGCTGCCGAAAGGTATTGACCTTATAGACGGTAATGTCGACGCAGATCCCGGTATTACACTTTCTCCGGAGGCATAACAATGGGACGCAAAGGTAAACCGGAATCTATCCCCGGAATGGTGGAATTTATTGTTGATAAATGGGACGGCGGAAAAAATACTATTGTTTATGTCACGGATGAAGTGGCAAAAAAAATAAATGAAAAAGGTTACCGGGTCACCATAAGCCGTGAGTCAATCAGACGGATAGTTAAATCCCATGAAGAAGAAATTGAGGATACGAAACGGGCCGTTGAAGCCGCAAAAAAAATGGCGGAAGTACTCAAGGATTACCCGGCGACTGAAGTATCTGAATCCATGTTGATGCAGTTATCGCATCTTATTGCACAAGATATCAGGTCTGTAGACTCTCTGGAATTTGATAATCCTGCCGACATGGTGCAGTCTGCGGCTAAACTCGCGGAAGCTCAGCTTAAAATGTCGCAGTACCGGACGAAGGCCGTGCAGGCACTGGATAAAGCAAAGGAGCAGCTGAAAAGTGAGCTGCGTAAGGAAATACAGGCGGATCCGGAACTGCTTAACCGGCTGCTGCAGATTATAGACAAGGCAAAAGTGCAATGAGTGATTTACTCGCAGAAATTGTCGGTACAGATATATCGTCTCTGGAAAAAGCAGACCGGTTGGAAAAGGCAAAGGATGACTTTGGCTTTTTCTGCCGGACATATCTGTCGGATTATTTCTACGAAGATCCTGCTGAATATCAGCAGATTTTGTATAACGTTGCAAATACACAGTCATTATCAGCAAGTGATGCAGACAAGCTGAAAGCGTTTGTAAATGAGAAATATCATCCGCTGCTCAAGCCGACTGAAAAACTTGCCGGTGCCATGTTCATTGAACCTCGTGAACATGGTAAGACTGTGCGATGGTCTTTCGCATACGTTCTCTGGCGGGTGCTTACCGGCAGATCAAACTATGTGCTGCTTATCGGTGCGTCAGGGGATGCGGCAAGCGAAAACCTGCAGAACATAAAGACTGAAATTGAAGAAAACGAGGAACTGCTTGCCGATTACGGAGAGTTGAAAGGAAAGGTGTGGACTAATACACGTCTGGAACTTTCAAACGGAACCTGCATACAGTCGAAGGGTGCCGGTGCTTCAATGCGCGGTACCCGCTTCCGCCAGTTCCGACCCGATTTGATTGTTCTTGATGATGTACTCAAAGATGACGCTGTCGATTCGTATACCTTGCGGAATAAAATCTACAGGTGGCTCAAACGGGTTGTCTTAAACCTCGGAAAAAAGGCGTTTATCATCTGGGTAAATACCATATTTCATAACGACGATCCTATAAGCCGCCTGTGCCGGGAGTGTGCAAACGGTGATCTGAAACGGTGGATTGCAGTGCGTCTGTCATGTATTAAACCTGACGGAACTCCGCTCTGGCCTGAATACTGGTCTATAGATGATCTCCTTGAAAAGAAGCAGACGATAGGAATTGCTGCGTTCTCGACGGAATACATGAACGAACCGCTTTCTGATGAAGAGAGAATAATTCATATCGAATGGATCGAGAGTTACAAATACCTTCTTAACGAACTTCCTCCGAGAACAGAACTTACTCATTTTTGTGGTGTAGACCCGGCGACCGGCAAGCATGATAGAACAGCAATCGTTCCAATTGCTGTAGATAAATCGACCGGAATCATTTATGTTCTGCCTTCGTTTGCTAAAACCTGCTCGGAAACAATGACTATGCGGCAGCTTGTACTGTATTACCGTATGTATCACTTTAACCTGATCGGCTGGGAAGACGTTGTTTTCTCGGGAATCTACGGAAACTACGTCCAGAAAATGGCAGCGGAAGAGCATATTTACCTGCCTATTAAAAAACTGACCGTCGGCGGAATGTCAAAAGAAGCTCGTGTGCGTTCAATCTCAATGCTTATTGAAAACGGCATTATCCGTTTCCCTGAACACGGAGCGGAAAATATTATTCAGGAATTAACAGAATTTCCTATGGGTGCTTTCGACGACTTATGTGATGCACTCGTTCATGCCGTCAATTCCATTGAAAAAGGAAACAACAGCATCGCGGTTTCAAAAGCAGCGGCGAAACACATTCAAAGTACAGCAAAATCAATTATTAACAGAGTAAGAGGATTACGATGAAGAAGACTATACCGCCTGATACAAAAACGATGACGACGCAGGTTATAACCGATAATATGCTCGGCAGTTTTCTCAATTTTATGCCGAATCCTGATGATATTGTTTCCGGTACTGTTGAATCATATCAGACGTACCGGCAGATGATGACAGACCCGCGGATAAAATCGCTCATTAATAAGAAAAAGACATCTTCCCTTGTCTTTCCGGCAGGATTTACACAGGGCGATTGTCCTGACAATGTTTTTAATTTTATTAAAAACATACCTTTATTTGATAATTTGTACCGAAAAGAAAAACGCATGCTTTCGGCATTGAATTACGGGTTTTCTGTATCTGAAATTGTATGGGGACTGCCTGCCGAAAATAATGGTAAATGGATACCGGAGAATATTATTACCAGAAAACCGGAACGTTTTTATTTTGGATCAGACTGGAAATTGTATTATACCTCTTTAGGTACACGAAAGCTGCTTGATCAGCCATACAAGTTCCTTCAGATGCAGCATGATCCTGATGATGAGAATCCCTACGGTACATCGGAATTGCGTTCAGTTTATTGGCCGTGGATGTTCAAGAAAGCCGGATATGAATTCTGGCTGCAGGCAACAGAGAAATTTTCAGTTAAATCCATTATCGCCCTTTTTGAGATGGAAGGCGATGACGAGAAAATTCAAAGTCGCGCGAACAGTATTGCACAGATGCTTATGGGACTGGAATCAGGTTCTGCGGCTGCAGCCGGAAATGTTAAAGACCTGAAAGAAATCGGTATGGCCGGAAGTCTGGCTGATTTTAATACGCTTGTTGATGCGTGTGATGTGCAGATAAGTTACGGCCTGACAGGACAGTCAATTGCAACAAGCAAGACTGACGGCGGTTCGCTTGCACTGGGAGAAGTACAGGCAGATATGCTCTATGAGGATTGCAAAGGAATCGCACTTGAGGTACAGTCTGCAGTCCAGAAACTGATTGACTGGACTGTTTATCTTAACTTTGGGGCGGGAATTGTCTCTCCGCAATATCGGTTTAATATAAAAAATCTTGCCTCGTTTGAACAACTTATGAAAGCACTGGCACTCGGCTTTCCTGTGTCAAAACAATGGATATATGATAATTATGGAATGGAACCTCCTAAAGATACGTCCGATACGTTTGTTGCAAACAGCGGAAATGCAGAAACCGGACTGTCTTTGAGTGATCCGTATAACAATAAAAAAAAAGTCCCAAGCAGAAAAATGATAAAATTTTCCGTCTGAGTGATGTCGAGTTTACGGAAGAAAAACGTAAGCTCGATGAACTCGACAGTCTTACTGAAGCTGCTCAAAAAGGTTCTTTTTTATTCATTTCACAAGATATAAAAGACTATTTAAAATGGCTTTCACCGGACGGGTCGATACCTTCAAAAGCAAGGATTACTGCACCGTATGATATCCCCCAAAATAAAAAATTATTAAAAAATTGTGAGCAGCTTATTTCGGGAGCTTTGCTGCTCGGAATGGAACATGCATCTACAAAAATTAATGCAGCAGATAATACCACAGACATTCCAAAGATTGCGTTTTCCGATGCAGTAAAATTTCTGAAAGGACAGGTTCCGGTTACTAAATCAGAATGGGACAAACTGGAGCCGAAAGTACGATTCCGTGCATTCACCGTTTCCCGTTTGTCTGAATGTTCATATATAGAAGCTGTAAAAGGTTTGCTTATTGATTCGATTGAAAATGGTACGAGATTTGCAGAAACATGGAAAAATGCAAAGGCCTGGGCAGATGCTGATCAAACGGAAAATTTTCTTCCGGGCTACTGGGAGAACGTATACCGGACAAACATGGAGACTGCATATACTGCCGGTAAACTTATGCAGTATGACAAGACAAATCCTGTCGCATATCAACTTTTTGTTATTGAGGACAGCAGGACTAGTACTATATGCAGACATTTGCTTACAGAATCCGGGCACGGAATGATTCTTGCTGTGGATCATCCGTTCTGGAAAACATACGGATTTCCTCCTTATCATTATCAGTGCCGTACATCATTCCGTGCTATATACGCATCGCAGATTGGCAAAGACGGGATAAACACGGACAATCCGAGTATGAAATCACTTGCAAAGTTCAAACCTCTTGACGGATTCGGAGGCAATCCTCTTGATAACGGAAACTGGTGGATGATGCTGCCGTCGCAGGCAATGCAAGCTATGAAATTTGGTATTCTCGGAGAGTTCAACCGAGAAGAAAACATATTTGCGGATTATGATTCACTGTGGAAAGGATATACCCGGACGGAAGGGAAAAACGGAGGATGGTTCGATTTGTGTGATAACCCGCCGAATGACTGGAAAACTGCCAACAAACCTGTAGTCGAAAAACTTAGCAATTTCGGGTACAAAATCAAAGTAATTCCAGCAATTGAAAATGTACAAACGCATTATAAAATATCATGGTCTAATCCCGATATTATACTCAATGGTACTTTATCCGATATTAAGACACCGGAAAAAATGACATCAAATGCCATAAAAGGCAGGATAAAGAGTGCTTATGAACAAGGGCTTTCTCATGTTGTTTTGAATATTCCCGATGCGATGCCTAACGATGAACTTATGCGAAGTTTTTTGAGATGGAAGGGCGAAAAGCATAACCGGAAAATGTCTGTTTTACTGTTGTATAAGGGCAATATTTCAACAGAAATAATATAAAAAAAGAGCGCCTGATAGCGCTCTTCGGGAAGCGGGGGCTTCACACGCAACATGACGTGGTAGCCTCCACTACTTATAATATTACACTAAAATACTGATTTTGCAAGAGGTTTTTTATGGATTTTATAACCGACGAAACAGAAAGAAAACTGTTTGAGTCATGGAAACGGGATGATGTACATTGCTATCGTTTCAAAATATTAAATGCGGCAGCCGAACAATGGGTACATAACAGAAATATGAAAACTATTGTTTTACCTGCGGTCGACAATGCAGCAGAATATATTTTTCATGCCGGATATTGTCTGAATAAACAGGTAAACAAACAGGGTAACGAAAAGGCATAA